GCTGGCGCTGGCCCCCAAAGCACCGTTCATCGGGTACGGCGGTCAGTTTGAAGGCTACGAGCAGCAGTGGAAGACTGCCAACACGAACAACTGGCCCTATCTGGAGGTCAATCCAGACGTTACAGACGGCCAAGGCGCTGTGTTGCCACTACCCCAGCGGGCACAGCCTCCGATGGCCTCCAGCGGCCTGCTGCAAGCCAAGGCGGGTGCTGCCGAGGACATCAAGTCGGCCACCGGCCAATACAACGCATCGCTGGGCATGACCAGCAACGAGCGTAGCGGTAAAGCCATCCTTGCGCGTCAACGTGAGGGCGACATTGGCACCTACCACTACGTTGACAACTTGGCCCGTGCGATCCGTCACATTGGTCGTCAACTCGTGGACCTGATCCCCAAGATTTACGACACCGAGCGCATCGCCCGCATCATTGGCGAAGATGGTGAGCCATCGACCGTCAAGATGAACCCAGGGCAGCAAGAGCCGGTCAAGCGCATCGTGGACCAAGAAGGCGTGTTGATTGAGAAGATCTACAACCCCGGCGTTGGCAAGTACGATGTGCGCGTGATTACCGGTCCTGGCTACGCCACCAAGCGTCAAGAGGCTTTGGAGAGCATGGCCCAGTTGCTGCAAGGCAACCCACAGTTGTGGCAAGTGGCTGGCGACCTGTTTGTCAAGAACATGGACTGGCCCGGTGCCCAAGACCTTGCCAAGCGGTTCAAGAAAACCATTGACCCCAAAGTGCTGACCGACGATGACGATCCAGCCTTGGCCGCTGCCAACCAGCAGATGGAGGCGATGGCCGCTGAGATGGAGAACATGTTCCAGATGTTGCAAAACGTCAACAAGAGCATGGAAGTCCGTGACTTGGAGATTAAGGAACAGGCCAACCAGATCAAAGCATTTGATGCTGAGACTAAGCGCATTTCCGCTGTGCAGGCTGGCATGACTGAGCAGCAGATTCAAGACATTGCTATGGGTGTTGTGGCGGCTGCGATGGAAAGCAACGACAATATGGTCATGATGAATGAGCAGCGTCAGATGCCCGAGATGCAGCCCGAAATGCAGCCAGAGATGATGCCACCCCAAGGAGAGATGAATGAAATGCGCTGATTTTGTAGGCGAACTGTTCTTGGCCCGCGACGTGGCCCATTCGGTTCACCTGAACACCCGCAGCTTCTCCAAGCACTCGGCGCTGAACACGTTCTACGACGAAGTGATCGACTTGGCCGACAAGTTTGCCGAGGCATACCAAGGCCGTCATGGTCTAATTGGTCCCATCAGCCTGATGAGCGCCAAGAAGACCACAAACATCATTGAGTTTCTGGAGCAGTCCCTTAAAGACATTGAAGGTATGCGCTACGAGGTGTGCGACAAGAACGACACCCCGATCCAGAACATCATTGATGAAATCGTTGGGCTTTATTTGGCAACGCTCTATAAATTGAAATTCTTGGCATAATTGCCGCCATAAGGAGAGTATCTTGGAACTTCTCAATCCCCTCACCAAAGCCAATTTCCCGGCTCAAACCGCCTCTTTCACAGGCACAGCGGCCAACACATCTGGCTGGCCCGCTGGTCCTGAAGGCGTCATGGTCTGGTCCACAGAGCCTTGCTACGTTGAAGTGGGCGAAGGTGCAGTGGCAACCACTGCCAGCACACCGATCCCTGCATTCACACCCATCCCGTTCAAAGTGGCAATCAGCACCAGCGGTCTGTGGCGCGTCAGTGCCATCCAGATCTCGTCTGCTGGCGTGGTGTACTGCAAACCGATGAACACAAAATGAGCTTCCTGGCTGTTCGCAACGCTGTTGGCATTGGGCTGGGTGGCATTATTTCGCTGTTCGGTGGGCGCAACAGCGAACAGGCACAGAGCAACCTTCTCACCGAATCAGGCGCAAACCTCGTGCAAGAAGACGGTGGTTTGATCTTGTTGGAGTAACACATGCCTGCTGTATCACTTTCAATCTTTGGCGGCGTTGGTGCTCAGTTTTTTGACAACAACGGCAACCCGCTGTCCGGTGGCAAGATTTACACCTATCAAGCCGGTACAACTACGCCATTGGCCTCGTACACGTCAAGCACTGGTGTCACTGCCCACACAAACCCTATTGTGTTGGATTCGGGTGGCCGGGTGCCTTCCGGTGGTGAAATCTGGAATCAGTTGCAGCTTTACAAGTTTGTGCTTGAAACCAGCGCAGGTGTTTTGATTGCCACGTATGACAACGTGGGCAGCAGCTTCAACGCCACCGCAATCATCGCCAACTTTACAGGCAACGGCTCTACCGTTGCATTTACGCTGGCAAGCGCGCCCGCAGGTGAAAACTCCACCAATGTGTACATCAACGGCGTGTATCAGCAGAAGAACACGTACAGTGTTGCTGGCGCTGTTCTCACGTTTTCAGAAGCACCTCCAGTTACTTCGTCAATCGAAGTCAACTACGTCTAAGGAACAATCATGGCAGACACCAAAATCTCCGCGCTAACCGCATCCACAACCCCGCTTGCGGGCACTGAAGTATTGCCGATTGTTCAAAGCGGTGTAACCAAACAAGTCAGTGTTGCCAATTTAACGGCTGGCCGTGCAGTTAGCGCAACTCAACTGACCTTGACTACTGGTAATCTGATTGTCGCAAGCGGTCAAGGCATCGACTTTTCTGCCACACCCGGCACTGGCACAAGCGAGTTGCTGAGTGATTATGAAGAAGGTACTTTTACCGCCACGCTTACAAGCGCAACGCCGCCAACAACACCACCAACTGTAAGTTCTCGTTACACAAAAATTGGACAACAAGTTACAGTTACTATTAGATTTAATAATGTAAATACAACAGGCGCTGCGGGAAGGATGCGAGTAACCGGATTACCATTTACATCGGGTTCAATTCTTACTGTTGGACCAACTGTCGGCTCGGATTTAATTACAGTACCTTGTGTTGCCTACACACTTAGCAGCACAGAAATATATTTTTTAAACGCCGCAAATGAAGCTGATATTGCCATTGTTGCTGGAACAGGAAGATATTTAGCCGTAACTCTAACTTATTTTGTTTAAGGACTTAAAATGAGTTTAACAAAAGCAACTTTCTCTATGATCAACGGCGCGTTTGCAAACGTGCTAGATTTTGGGGCTTACAACGATGGAACTAACGCGACTGCAACCACCGCTGCTATTCAAGCGGCCTTAAATAGCCTTTCTGCAAATGGTGGCACTGTATATTTTCCTGTTGGAAATTACGCAGTTAACGCCACTTTGACGTGTCCTGACATTGACCCCGGCACGCCTTACGCAAGTCCTATTCGTTTGCTTGGCGACACAGTGTACGAAACAACGCACGGCACCCGAATTAAATGGATGGGTGGTAACAGTACAATTTTGTACCGCTTGCCTTCTTATGGCGTAATTGAAAACATTTTCTTTTATAACGGCAATGCTGCAACTGGCGTAACTTGCATCGACGCCGTTTCTAGCGGAACTTCTGAAAACAGCCCTAGAACTTATTGCACTAATGTGGTCATTAAAAATTTCTACAAAGGTTTTCAATACAACTACGCTTGGAATCACACCTTCATCAATTGCAACGTAATTTCCTGTTACTACGGGTTTTTGTTCCAGACAGAATGTAATGCAATTGCGCTATTTGGCTGCACCATCGCCTCTTGTACGCGAGGTATTTCAGATAGGGGTGGCACAGGTGCTACTGGCGTTGTTTGGACTGGCGGCTCAATTGAAGGTTGTACCGAATACGGTATTGATTATTCTGATTCAGGCGCTGAATCAAATGGGTGGGTATTTGACGGCGTTTATTTTGAAGCTAACACCAAAACAGCAGCTCTTGCCAAGCACATTACACTAAGAAACTGCACAATCAATGGCGATTCATTGCCAGGTGGCGAACCAATTGAAATTTATGGCTCCCGTGGCGTCAGGATTGAAAGTTTGTATCTTCGTAATTCTGCTTTCACTACTGTTGGCGTGGTTAGAATTTTTGGTACTGCGTCAAACTACGTGAAAAATAGCGTATATCTTGATGTTCCATATTATCGAGAAGCATTGGTATTGTCAGTTAGAGATTACAGAGCAATGCTAATTGATGAAGGTATTTTGGCTTTCACTTGTTACAAAGTAATTGAAACACCGTATATTGACGCATCGGTTGCTTATGAAGATGCTGTTGCAGTTGTTGGCGATCCAATAAATAATGAATTAAAAGTTGTTGCGGCAAAAATAATTGTTGACACGCAAGTTGTAGTTTCGGGAAGTTTTACTGTTGGCGCTGGATTTAGCCCAAACTTCGACCAGCTTGCAGCATACACTTTTAACGCAAACGTCCCCATCGGGATATACGATATGAGTGTTGCTACGCCAGTTGCAATCAATACTCCAACAACTACTTGGCGCTGGTATGGTACGGCAGAAACGTCCGGCAAGTACAAAATGCGTTTGTATCTAATTTGAATTTTGACAAGTGCCTTTTAAGAGGGTGGCAGGTATCCGTGCCAGTGCGGAACACTGGAAAATGGTTTTGATTGGAGTATCAAAATGGCTTTAGAAAAAGTAATCGTAGTTGATCTGATTGAAGTGGCCGAAAACGGCTGCGTTCAAGTACGCACCAAAACCGCCATCAAAGAAGATGGCGTTGAAATTAGCAGCAAATTCCACCGCCACGTTGTCGCGCCCGGCGCTGATTGCAGCGCCGAGGATGCCCGTGTTCAGGCCATCTGTGCGGCAACTCACACTGCTGAAGTTGTGGCCGCATATCAAGCTGCACAAGAAGCCCTTGTTTCAAAATGAACATCACCGCCGTAAAACAGCGCCTAAAAAGCAAAACCTACTGGGTAGCCCTAGTAGGTGCTTTTCTGACTGTCCTTGAGGCCAACAGCGGGTTTATTGGGCAGTTTATGCCTACCGAATATCGGTCATACATTGTCATGATGTTGCCTGTTTTAATGCTCGTATTGCGTGAGTTAACCACTAGCGCATTGTCTGACAAATAAGGCATAATTGAAAAACCGTACCGGTGAGGTTCACCGGGGTTCCAATGGAACAT